ACGTATTCGACGTCACCGACTCAAGCGACGCCGGGCTCGTGTCGCTCGACGATCTCAAGCGCCATCTGAACATCACGACGACGACCTACGACGACGAGCTGCGGGCCTTTGGCATGGTCGCCGCCGACCTCGTCGAGGGGCACTGTAACCGCTACTGGCGCCGCCGTACGGTCGTCGACACTTTTGACGCAGGCGGCGAGGCCGTGAACCTTACTCACACGCCGGTCATCTCAATCACCTCGGTCGTCTCGCGCGGCGTCGCGGTCTCGTCGAATAACTACAGCATTAACCTACTGACCGGCCGCCTGCGGTATCGCTACGGCTTCTTCCCCGGCGACTACGAAGACCTCGTCGTCACCTACGTCGCAGGTGCTACCGCCGTGCCGCCCGTCGTTCAGCAGGCCGCGCTCGAAACTACGCGGCACCTATGGCAGACGCAACGCGGCGCAATGGGGGCGCGTAACACAATGAACGGCGACGAGTACGGCAGCGCGGGCATGTCTTACTCGCTGCCGCGTCGCGTGACTGAACTACTCGCCAGCGTGCGGACGCAGGGCCTCGCGTGATTACGCGCTACGCGCTCGTCACCGACGCGATCATCGCCGCACTACAGGCGGCGCCGGGCATGGTCGAGGTATTTGACGGCGCACCGACTCCGGGCTTTGACCCATACGAAGCCGTATACATCGGCTGGAGTGGCGGCGAGGACGACGAGACCGCGGGCACGATCTCCCAGGAGTATCACGACACTGGCATCGCAGCAAAACGCGACGAGACGCTGAGCATTGACTATGTCGTGCAGGCCGTGCGCGGGGACGACGATATGGCAAGCGCCCGCACGCGCACCGTCGAGATCCTCGGCATCGTTGAGACCACGCTACGCGCGACACCCGCGCTAGGCATTGACGGCGTTCTATACGTCGAGGTTTCTGCTGGGTCTGTTCGGCAAGTCCGCAACGCCGACGGCATCGGCGTAGAGATCACCGGGTCGATCACCGTAACCGGAATTATTTAGGAGCGTTGGCAATGGCTGACAAAATGACCGAATACCGCAACGTATCCGGCGAGGCCCTATGGGTCGACCTCGGCACCGGACGCCTTGAAAAAGTCGGCGACGGCGACGTCGTGCAGGTCTCCGAGTCGTTCCTCGCCTCTCACTACATGCAAACCGGCGAGACCGGCGAGACGCCGCTCTGGTCATCCTCGACAACCCCCACCACAAAGCCCGCAGCGGTAGCGCCCGCGGCTGAGATCAAGGAGTAACAATGGCTATTGGCTCGGGCCTCGGCTCAAGTTTCGGCGTATCCGCTGAATCAACCTACGGCACCTATGTCGCGCCGACTAAGTTTCTGCGCGCGAAGTCCTACATGATTGAACGCGTCGCCAACCGTCAACAGGGCGAGGGCATACAGTCCGGCTCATACGGCCCCATCGGCGCGCAATTTGTCGAGACGACAACAGCGGCCACCGGCAAGATCGACATGGATTTTCAGTCAACAAAAATGGGCGTTATCCTCAACACGCTCATGGGCGGCACCGCAACGCCAACGCAGAACGGCACGACCTCCGCGTACACCACGGCGTTTACACTTGGCGACACCTACGGCAAAAGCCTAACCGCGCAGCTCGGCGCCCCGTACCGCTCGGGCACCGTACTCCCGCACACGCTGACCGGCGGCAAAGTCGCGCAGGCGTCGTTTACTTGCGACGCCGGCGGCGTACTCGCCGCATCCTTCGACGTTGACGGCCGCGCGTTCACCACGACGCAGACACTCGCCAGCGTGTCCTACTCATCGGCTAACGTTTTTCACTTCTCGCAAATGAGCCTCAAAATGGGCACCTACAACAGCGAGACCTCTATCTCAGGCGTGCGCTCTGTCGGCATTACGATCGACCGCCCGCACGACGTAGAGGACTACACCGCAGGAGCGTCGGGTCTCAAGGCTGAGCCCGTTCTCAACGGCCTCGCAAACATCACCGTCGACATTACTGCCGACTGGCTGAACAAGACGACGTTTCAGGATCTCGCGCACGGCACGACGGCGACGTCGCTCGTGTGGGAGTTTGTCGGCCCGGTCATCGCGTCGACGTACTCGGAGACTTTCCGCATCACGTTGCCGTCGGTGTACTTTGACCCCGCTACGCAGGGCGTTGACGGCCCAGCAGAGTTGTCGCAGTCGTTCACCGCGGTATGGCGTTACGACGGCACCAACCTCCCGAAGATTGAAACAATTTCTACCGACTCCACTCTGTAATACCTAAGACGGCCACGGGGCGCGCTCGCGTCCCATCCCCAACGCTGGAGCGTGCCCCGTGGCTCAACCCGAAGTTTCTGTAGATATGCGCGACTGGGAGCGTGTGCTCAAGGGTATGCACAAAGCCGACAACAATCTGCGCCTTCAATTTCGCAAAGAGTTGCGGTCAAAAATGAACACGATCAAAAATGCGCAACGCGCAGAGATCCGATCGCGGCCGCACGTACCGCGCGAGATTATCAACATACTTGCGGGCGGTCTGTCGATTGAAGTGCGCGAGCGCACAAGCAAGTCCAAGACGTACGGCAAGTCATTTTCAGACGCGCGTATTCGGTTCAGGTCGTCGAAGCTGTACAACCTAGCCGAGATATCTCCTAAGACATGGCCGCGCGTCGACTCTGTCCGGGGCATGGGTAAGCGCACAAATAAGGGCGAATGGAGACATCCGGTTTTTCCAAACAATCAGCCGCGCGATCAGTGGAAATGGGACGACCAAACGACACCCCCTGGCTGGTTCGACAAGCCCTTCAATGATCGACGACCTGAGATCGTCGGATTTATTAACGACACATTGAAACAGTGGAAAGCAAAGTTTGGTTTTCGCGGTTTCGGTTTCTGACAACAACAACGCAAGGGGATGAGATGGCAACGATACGACTGACGCTCGGCGACGATGTCCTAGACATCAACCTCGACTCAATGATGGTCAGCGAGGGCGAGGACTGCGAACGACTCACCGGCTGGACTGTTCCCGAGTGGGGCGCTAATTTCATCAAAGGCCGCGCTCGTGCCGTGAAGTTTGCCTACTGGCTTGCACTGTCGCGCGCAGGCCGTGCGCCGGATTTTGCGACGCTCGACTTTGACATGGTCGCGATGGCGTACGACGTAGTCGACGAGGACGAAGCCGCAGCGACAACGCCTGCCGACCTCGGGGTCACCGATGACGAGGGCCCTACTGGGCCCGAGCAGGAGGCAGCCCCGGCCGCGTAACTCTGGCCGACGAGGTCGACCGTTGGGGTCCGGCCTTTGCGCACCTGTTCGGCGTACACGAGGACGACGTGCGGCTCTGGCCGCTTGCAAAGTTTTACCGTTACCGCGAATACGCGATGGCACGACTAAGAATTGGAGGCGAGTATGGCGTCGTCGAAGACTGACCTAGTGGTCGGCCTAGTCATGCTCGACAAATTCTCCAAGACGTTCGACAAATTCAACAGAGACATGTCAAAAGGCGCGAGCGCGTCCAAGGCGTTCAGTAGTGCGCTCGGCGGCATCGGCGTCGGACTGTCTGTCGCTGGCGTTGCCGCGTTCGGCATGTCATCAGTCAAGGCATACGGCGACGCGCTGACAGCGCAACAGCGACTCATGGACGCGTTTAGCAAACAGCCGCAGCTTGTCGGCTACAACGTGCAAGCGTTGATGGAATACAACAAAGAACTGTCCACAAAAATCGCCTACGACGACGACGAGATCAACGCGGCGCAGGCCAACCTCGCGCTGTTTAAATTGACCGGCGACGAGATCAAAAACATTACGCCGCTAGTCGCCGACCTTGCCCGACGCAAGGGCATCGACCTGGCTTCGGCGGCTACGTCCGTCGGTAAGGCAATGCAAGGGCAGGCCCGAGGGCTCAAGGATCTCGGCATAAACTTCAAGGCGACCGGCAACACTGCCGAGGATTACGCCACTATCACCGCGCTGTTGAATAAGCAGGTCGGCGGCACGGCTGCGGCGTTTGCGCAGGGTAACCCGCTTGGACAACTAGAGAACGCCAAAATCGCGTTCGGCAATATGCAGGAGTCAGTCGGGCAGGCGTTGCTCCCGGCAATGACTGCACTAACCAACGTCCTGACTCCGTTGGCAAACACCCTCGGCAAAATACCTCAGCCAATTATGCAAATCGGCATCGTCATCGGCGCCGCCGTTCTCGGCGCTCGGCTACTTGGCCCGGCAATGTCTGGCGCGTTTGCGCAGATGAGGGCCTCGGCGTTGGCCGCGTCTGCGTCTGTCGCAGCCGCTGGCGTTTCCGTCCAAGGCGCGGGGCTTCGCGCGGCAGCGTCCGGCGTAATGATGCGAGGATTCGCCGCATCGGCTGCGGTCGCGGGTACAGCTGCGCGCGGCCTGATGACCGCGCTAGGAGGCCCGATCGGTATCGCCATCATTGGCATAACGACCGCCATTTCGCTGTTTGCAATGTCCTCAGACGACGCCGCAGAGTCTGCCGACGGCTGGACCGCGTCCCTTGAGCGTCAGAACGGCGTGCTGACTGACAATGCAAAACTGACGGTCGCTGAGAACCTTGCGCAACAGGGCGCGTACGACGCGCTCACAAAGTTGGGAATTAGCACGACCGAGTACACGGCCGCACTTCTTGAGGGCGGCGACGCCGCTGCCGTTATGCGTCAGAAACTCGTCGACCTTGGCGGCGAACAGAGTCAGTCATTCTTCGGTGAAAAGTTCTTTCCAAATGACACGCTAGAAAACGCCAAAACCGCGCTCACACAATTTGACGCGATAGGCGCGTCCCTTGCGAATAGCGCGACGCGAGCAGATCAGGCAAACGCCGCCGCGCTGGGGTTAGGCGTGGCCACGGGTTCGGTTGGCGCCGCTGCGTCTGACGCCGCCAACGCAATCGCCGGATATTCAAACGCGCTGCAACAGGCGCGGGTTGAGTCCGGCGTGCTATCCAAAGCGACGAACGACCTGCTGTTTCAGTTTTTTATGCCGACACGAAACCCCGGCGAGTCGGTCGACTCGTGGGCCGCGCGTGTCGAGGAATACCGCCGCGTCATGACCGGCACGCTACCCGTGGTCAGCGACTACACGTCAGGCGCAATGGGTGCGAGCGACGCGACCGAAACACTCAGCCGGACACAACAGCGCGCACTCGACAAAGCCAACGCCCTAGGCGAGGCGCTTAAGTCGGTCACGGCCGAGCGCGACTCATTTGTCGCAGGCATTAACGACGCCTCGCTGTCATTCGCTAGCATCTTCGGCTTCGACATCAAGGGCGGCGTCGAGGCATCGCAGGCCGTGACCGACGCCCTACAGGCGCAGGCCGAGGCACGCGCCGCGCTGGCATCTATTGGGCCCGCCGACGACGACGCCCGTGCAAAGGCGCAGCAGGACCTCGCCGCAGCGACGCGCGACGTCGCGACGGCTGAGGCGGCATCGGCGAAGGCGCAGGCGACCGGCGGCAACGTACTCAACTCGTACAAAGGCCGCCTAGCAAAATTGCAGAGGTTCTCGCGTGTCATGGCGTCGCTGGCAAAAAAGGGACTGTCGGCGCTCATATACCAGGACATACTCGGGCAAGGCATCGACGGCGGCCTAGAGATGGCGCAGGCAATAAACGGCGACAAGGCACTCATCGGTCAACTCAACACAACCGCCGACAGCATTGCGCGCTCGACCTCGGGCATGGCAGCGCGCGCTGGTAACTATGTCTATGGCGGCTATGTCAACGACGCGCAACGCAGGGCCGACCGTGGCGCCAACGCGGCAACGGCTGCGGGCGCGACGCCCGACACGATCAACGTCGTGCTGAAACTTGACAGCGCCACCGTATACAAACAACTCCTACGGCTTAAGCGCGAGCGCGGCGGCCAGAGCCTAGGGGTCTGACATGGTCCCAAACCCGCAGCTACTTCTGAAGGTGGAAATATATCCCGGCTATACGCCTGCCACTTATGTTTTTAGCTTGACAAGCGGCACCGACATCACGTCGTATGTCAGGCTTGAGGAGGGCATGACCTACAGTCGAGGCGCTAGCGATGAGACCTCGTACGCGTCAGCGGGTCGCCTTACGTTGGTGCTCAATAATCGCGACTATAGATTCACGCCCGACAACACCTCGTCGTCGCTGTTTCCCTACATCAAAAACAAGCTGCCAATAAAAATTAGCATTGGCGAGGACAACCTTTGGATTGGTTTTGTCGAGACCGTTGAGGAACAATGGAACGGCGGCCTTCAATCAACGGTCACTCTCACCGCGTCTGATCGTTTGGCGGTATTGGCTCGTCAAACATTGCCCCCCGCCGTCGCTGCGCAACAGGAACTCGACGGCGCCATCGCTCTGTATCCGTTGAGTGACGACACCGGGTCGACATCGTCGGCAGATATCAGCGGCAACGGGTACGCCCCGCTACGTCGACAGACGTATGGGACAACGACAACGGCGACAACTCAGGCGCAGATATTCGCCGTCGGTGCTTTCGGCAGTGACTCCGACCAGAACGTTCTCCAGATGACACGACACTCGTCGACCGTTGGCTACTACATGGCGGCTAATACGCAGATCGCGTCAAACGCGACCGGCACACTGGAGGGTTACTTCTACCTCAGCACCGGGGCGATGAATGGCGTACTAATGCGCGTCGAGTCCGGCGCTAACGGTTACGCAGTACACGCCAACAGCCCCGCGACATTTGTGACAACAGACCTGACAACCGAGCCGCCGACTTCGACGACGCAGATTACCGGCACGACTACAATAGACAACTATCAGTGGCACCACATTGCGCTAACGTGGTCAAACGTCGGCAGCACTACGACGTGGACTCTGTACGTCGACGGCGTTTCTGAGGGAACATACGCCGAGACAATTGCAAGCGGCCCGGCTATTTTGCGCCTGTATATCGGCGGCGCTGAAACCGCAACACCCGCGACATGTTGGGCGGCAAACGTCGCGGTGTACCCCAATGTATTGTCGTCAACCGTTTTGACCGATCACGCTAAAGCCGTGACCGGATTTACTGAAACTTCGCTCCAAAGATTTGAGCGACTGTTGGCTATTGCCGGGCTGACTGGTGGGCCCGGTGGATCTGCGGCAGTGACAATGGGACCGCAACCAACAAGCGGGCGAGCGGTGCTAGACATCCTGACAGAAATTGCAGACGCCGAAGATGGCAGCTTCTATTTAAGCCGCGGCGACACTGTTATCTATTTAAGTCAAGCGTTCCGCGAGACGTTGACGTATACGCCGACATCTATTAACCCCAAATACCTCAGCCCGTCGACGACAATCATGCGCGCGCCAGTGTCGGTGAATACCGTCATCGCTAGTCGTCCCAACGGCGGCACCGTCACCGCGTCTGATTCAACGTCAGTGACTGAGAACGGCGTCATGTCTGAGTCAATTAGCCTCTACGTGACAAACGACGCGACACTTCAACGTGTAGCAAAACGACGCCTATACCGGCGCTCTCTACAACAGCCGCGCATCGGCAACGTGACCATGAATCTGACAACGTGCGATGACAACGAAGCGCATATTTATATGGCACCAGGCGGTGTTGAGATCGGAACATTTCTCAGCATTGGCCCGCTGCCGCGCGGCAACGTCGACACGCTTCTCGTGCGAATTGAGGGCCACTCCGACACGATCACGCCGTCGTCGTGGGTGCGCACTTACGTCACAAGTCCTATGTACGTCAGCAAGTCAAGTACGTCATGGGTCGTCGGCACTTCCTTGCTTGGCTACACCACCACCATTTAGGAGACGTTATGGCCCGCTCATCGACATGGACAACGCCGCGCGACTGGACAACCGGCGAGACCCCAACGGCCGCCATATTTAACGCGCACGTCGGCGATAATCTGACGTATCTGTACGCGCCCGGCGATACTTGGACTACCTTTACGCTGAACACTGGCGTGTACAACACGGTGTCGGGCACAAGGGCCGCGTCGTACCGACAGATCAACGGCTCCCGGGTGCAATTTCGCGGGACCATTCAACTTATCACCGGCAACTTCGGGGCCATTGGCACGAACAACGACCTCAACACCGGCACCGGCGGCGTCTTACTCCCCGCAGGCTTACGCCCCGCACAACTGCGGTCCTACTCTGTTGCGACGTCATCGTCTGTCTCTGGCCGCTTTGACGTGTCTGCCAGCGGCCTCATCCGTTTTAAGCCTTCCACCGCAGCGACAACGTGGTTCAGCCTTGAGGGCATTGAGTACGACGTCGACAACTAACAACAACGACCACAACCGAATAGGACGACGACATGCCCGAATGGCTCGACAGCCCCGGCGAATTACTGACCGTCGTCTCAATCGTCGGCGCGTGTATGGCTGCGCTCGTGTGGCTGATCCGTTCTCAGATTGGGATGTCGCGCGAGTTTCGACCTAACGGCGGCTCGTCGACGCGCGACGCGCTCGACCGCATCGAACGCAAACTCGACAACGTAGAACACAAAGTTGACGGGCATATCGAATGGCACCTCGACAACCGATGAAGGGACACACCGTGGCATCGTTCGGCACTTGGCTCGCATCATCACCGCTCGGTACCGCGCTCAAATCTGCGCTGGCCGTTGTCCTGTCGCTGATCCTGACCGAGGTCAGCACCGGCGCGCTGGACTTTGGCAATTGGCAGACGTGGGCATACGCTGCCCTCGGCGCCGCGCTGCCCGTACTCGTGAACGCGCTCAACGGCAGCGACCACCGTTACGGCCGCGGCAAGGCGGGCAAGTAATGCCGAACTCAATTAACGGCTGGCCCGTTCTCGATAACCCGCCGTGGGGTGACCCCCGCGCGAAGAAGGCAATTCTCGACGGCATCGGTACGCAGCTCTGGATTCAGCGCGACTGCTGGCCGCTGTTTGCTGCCATCGTGCGCGACTACCACAAAGGCATCAACGTCGTGCACTCCTCAGACGGCTACGACTACAGGCAGAGCCGCACCTCGGGCAACTGGTCAAACCACGCCAGCGGCACCGCGGTCGACATTAACGCCGACGCCGAGGGCGCCGCAGGCACCGGCCCGCTCGCGTGGTGGCGCAAGATGCAACGCAGCCGACGCGCGGCAAAGATTCGCGACCGATACGAGATCGTCCTATGGGGCGGGGCTACGCAATGCGGCGGCGACTACGGCCCCGGCTGGTGGGATTGGATGCACTGGGAACTCAAGCCAGGCACCACTGTCGCCGACGTGCGCCGCGTGATTAAGAAACTCGGCATTGACGAGAACGGGCGACGGGCGAAAGCATGAGCCGCCTAGGGGATGCACTCGGCCAACCGCCACTCATTAAACGCGGCCCGACGTGCAGTATCGCGACGGAGTACGACCGCACTGAGGACGACGCCGACGGCGCTGCGCTACTGGCAGCGATCAACGGCGCCGAGTGGACTGCGAGCGCGCTGAGCGAGCGCCTGCGTAGTCTCGGCATCACACTTTCGACCGCGTCGATACGTCGCCACCGGCTGCGGCATTGTCTCTGCCGAGACCTGCGGCCTGAACTCACGGCGGCAGTATGAGCCTCGCCGACGAGTTGGCCGCGATGCCAACAGGGCAGGCGACACCGGCCGCAAATCTGCCCGCAGGCTGGACGCCGTCTGTCACTTACGCGCCCGGCGGCGGCGCTGACGTGGTCACCCTCGGGCTAGGTCAGCCCGGCGAGGACTGGCGCAGCGACGTCGAGGCGCTCGGCGTTGCCATCCCTGACGGCTACCGCGTGCGACTCGTCGAGGTGCGCCACGACCCGTCGGCGTGGGTTAGGCACGCGCAAGGCGAGGACGCGACGACTGAGTCAGTGACTCGGCGCCGCTACGTCGTCGAGCCCGCCCTAGTATCGCCGCGCGATACTACTGACGAGCTGCTGGCCGCCATCGGTAAGCCGAGGGCAAAGGCCGCAGCGACGGCGGGGGAGTGGGCCTACGTGCACGCCCTCGCCGATATGCAGATCGGAAAGGCCGCCTACGGCGAAGGCACCGAGCAAACCTGCGCCCGCGTACTTAACGCCCTCGACCGATCCGTCGCCCGACTCAAGGCCGAGCGCAAGCGCCGCCCGGTCGGGACTGTCGTGCTAGCAATGCTCGGCGATTTATGCGAGGGCTCGGCCAGCATCGGCGGCGCGGTCTTACTACAGAGCGACCTCGGCGTGACGGAACAGGTGCGCGTCGTGCGGCGCCTACTACTCGAACACGTTAAGGCGTTCGCCCCACTCGTCGACCGGCTCGTCATCCCGACGGCGCCCGGTAACCACGATCAGCCGCACCGCTTTGGCGGCATCGCACCACGCGCCCATGACTCGTGGGCCGTCGACGTCGCCTGTCAGGTCGCCGACGCGCTCGCGATGGCCGAGGGGTACGACCACGTCGAGGTCGTCTGCCCTGACGTCGACGACCTCACCGTCACGATCGAAGCCGCGGGCACGGTCATCGGCCTAGCGCACGGCCACCAGATCAAACGCGGGGACGGTCATGGCTGGTGGGCTAAGCAGGGACACGCTCGCGCTCGCATCGGCTCGGCTGACCTGCTGTTGACCGGCCACTATCACCACTTCAGAGCCGAGACCGACGGGCGGCGCTCGTGGATTCAAGCGCCCACCGTTGACCCTGGCTCGCCGTGGTACGACCAACGCAACGGCGGCCGCACTGCTGGCGGCACGCTCACACTGATGACCTCGGGCGGCGCGTGGTCGTCGCTGGAGATCCTGTAATGGACGAACGGCGACGCCTACTTGACGAGGCCGCAAAAGTCATCACCGGCGACCGCAACAAAACACACGGCAACTACGGGCTAGAGGCTCGACGCATCGCTCGCGCGTGGTCGGTACTCGTCGGCGGCGACGTCGAGGTCAAACCCGAGACCGTGCCGCTGATGATGATCGCGCTTAAACTCTGCCGCGCATCGGCAGGCACGATCAACCGCGACGACTTTGTCGATATCGCCGGATACGCCGCACTCGCTTGGCAAATGCACGTCGACCGCGAAGGGGACAAATGAGCGGCAAGGGTTTTGAGGCGTGGATACATATCAGCATCGGCACGCTGGCGATTGAGACCGGCATCGAGTCGCCGCACTATGCGCCCGACGTAATGCGCGACGCGTGGACTCAGGCAGTGCGCGGCCTGCGCGAGACCATCGAGACCGCAGCGTCGCTGGGCCTTATACAGAACGCCGACGAGGACGACGACGAGATCCTCGCGATCCTCGACGACGACGACGAGGACGACTGACCCCCGACAACAACGAAGCCCCCGCCAATACGGCGGGGGCCTTGTCGTCGTTACGGCCTAGAGTTTGCCGAGCGCTCGGCGTACCGTCATACGGTCGACGCCTGCGAGCCGCGCCGCCTCGACCTCGCTGACGCCTGCGGCGTGCGCTGCCACGATCGCGGCGTATACGTTCGCCATCGCTGCGCGCTCGTCGTCTTTTGCCGCTGACCACGCGCGGCCTGCGTTTTCTAGTGCGGCGCGTTCGTTGTCGCTCATGTCCTCAACCCCCACGCCGCGAAGTGTACGCCGTCGGCGGCAAACGTCAGCGCCTCGCGTCCGGCGTCCATCTTTAGGCAGGCTGCGGCGGTCGCTGCCGCTGCGGTATCAAACCCGAAGATAGAGAAGCCCGCGCCGAGGATCTCCTCAACGCGAGCCAACTGCGCTGCCGCGCTCATGCTGACACCAACTCGCCGAACGTGGTACACGAGTAGCACGACGCGTGATAGGCGACCGCGCCGAGTTCGTCGGCGTACACGCCCGTCATCTCGCGAACGAAACGCTCAAGCTTGCGAGTGCGCACGCGGCGCACCGTGTAGGTGTCGTTGGCTGCGAGGTGAACCTCGACGGAGTAGCCCGCGCCGACTGGCAGGACTAGGTCGCCGACGACGTTGACGCGGCTACGGCCGCCGCTGATGGCCAGCACGTTCATCTGGCCGATCTGATCGAGTGCGGTCTGAGTGTTCATTTTATCCCCTATCTGTCTGGGCCCCTTGCCCTTATGTAGAGGACTCTACAGGATAGAAGTAGAGATATCTACATATGGGGCTAAATTAAGGTCACAGTTAGGTAACGGGTATTTACTTGCCGCGCCAAGCACGAACCGTGGGCCGAGACACTCCCAGCAGCTTGGCCGCTTGGACCTCACTCAGGCCCCGCTGATCGCAGAGATAGTTCAGCAGCACCTTCACGCGAGTCTCAAGCTTCTCGGTGTTCGACTGCCACTTCTGCCAGCGGTCGATCGTGGCAACTATGGCGCCCCAATCTTCGCCGCACTTTTTGCACACCGGCCCCTGGTCATCGGTGCAGATTGCACATGATTTTGGCATCACTGTCCCTCCACGAGATACACTAATGAATGCCGAAAGCGCGCCCACACGCCCCCCCCGTGGGACACCGGACGCGCTTTCGGTCTTCTCTACAGGGACGAAACCGCCGCAAGCAGAGCGTCGTCAGCGACCTCGACGTATCTCTGCGTCGTCGCTACCGATGAGTGGCC